AACACGCGCACCATTTACGAGATTGTTAGGGCTGGCCAAACGAGAGTTTTCAGAGGCTTTGATATGGGGTTCATCCATAGCCAGGCCGAAACAAGTAACTGCTCAATTAAGAGCTTGAAGATCTAAGTGTGCAGGCTTGAGAAAGATAACACCGAGAAAGCGCGATAAATGCGGGATGGTGTGGTCTGGGGTGGGCTATATCGGGATGGAAGTCTGAAAAACTGTTGCCATGGGTGAAATTGCTAATCGTGCAGTTTCACCCATGCAATTAAGGACTCAGCCAGGGCTTTCAGCTCTGCAGAATCCTCTCCTTTATAGATAGAGGCGGCGACCTCCAGGCAGCGAAGGCGGAGCTGCTCCGTCTGCAGCTCCGGCTTGGCGGAATCCTCAGCTTTAGGGCTCAGGTATCGATGCACCGCAGACCGTGAAACGGAGAACCCCTGACCTATCAACCAGTCGACGTGGTCATTCAGAGTCCATGCCGGGTACTTTTGATAATTCTCCGACAACTCAGCACGAACATCGGCTGGCAGACTGTTAATGGAGAATTTTCGGGCCATCAGTAGGCTCCTGAGCAGTGGCTAGTCGCCGAGGTCGAGGGTGTGCTGGTCGCGGTGGGTGTTGCGGCGCTGGTGCTCGCGCAGCGTCGAGTATATCCAGTCCTCAGTGATGCTGTACTTGCGCACCAGCTCGTCGGCGTTCGAGCCGTTGTACTCCTTGATCACATGCAGCTTGAGCCTTGCCATCGCCAGCTCGTCCTTCACAGGGAATGTGAACGTGATGCCGGCCCAGCGGCGATGGAGCTGGAACGCCAGCTCCTCCGCCTCGCTCTTCGCGCGTTCTGCCGATACCCCATTGCGTACCATCGAGCTGGTCACCAGCTCGGCCAGCTCGCTGAGCATGCCATTGCGGCGACGGATCTGCTGCGCTCTGACCTTCATGCGTTCCCCCTTGCCGCTGCTATGCGGCGATCGGCTTCCTCACGTGTCTTGATGATCCCCAGGCGCAGGTCGGCCTCGATGCGGCCGATGGCGTCCTGGACGTCCTGTTGTGGTGTGGTTGCTGCGCGCTTCGGCTTGGCCGGCGCGGCGGCTTGGGCCAGGGCGGGGTCGCTGGCGATGCCGTAGACCACCGCGCGCAGGTAGTTGTGGTTTTCCAGCGGCAGTGACAGGCGATCGCGGGCGATCAGCATCTGCTCGATGCCGGCCGTCCAGATCCTGGGCGGCGCCGGCTTGGTGTCGTTGGTGCGGGCGTCCTTTTGCACGGTGCCGGCGTTGACCAGGTCGAGCAGCTCCTCCACCAGCTTGATAGCGCGGGTCATGCGCAGGCCGCGTTTGGCCGGGCTGAACAGGCGCAGGTAGTTGAGCACCGCCCGGCCGAGTTTCGGATCGAGGCCGGCGAGCATGGCCGCCAGCTTCTTGCCGTCCGCATCTGCGAAGCCGGCCTCGATCGGAAACTGCTCGCCGCAGCAGGGGCATTGCAGCTGCATCAGTCGCCCTCCTGCGCGTTGACCGCCGCATTCAGGGCATCCACCAGAGCCTTGAGGACTGGACGCTGCCTGCGCCACCCCTCGGGCAGTTCTTCCAAACCCTCCAGGCGTTCTGGAGTGTCCACCCCGAGGCGCTTGCACAGGGCTTCCACCTGCTGGAGAAGCTGGCGCTTCTCCTGCTCGACGTGCAGAGCGGCGATCAGGGCGTCGAGCTGCTCGGCCTTTTTCAGCCAGGCCACCCGCTGAACCTTGAACATCTGCAGCGCCATGGCGTCGGCATAGGCCCAAGGCAGGCGCATATCGGTGAGCTGGGCCTCGATCTTGTCGATGCGCGGCCCGAGCTGCTTGGCGTTGTGCGGTTTGCCCGCTGCCTTGCTGCTGGGCTTCGGTTTGAAGCCCAGGCGCTCCAGCTCGACCATCAGCCGCCCGGCCTGGCGCGAGTTGAGGTCTTTCGAGGACTCGACGCCGGCCACGCGGCGCAGCAGTGCGCGGTAGCTTTCGTCATCCATGCGCAGCTGCTGCTTGGCGATGTGGATCTTGCTGAGTACGCCTTTCGAGATCGACATCTATTTACCCTCTTGGCCGATCTGTAAGAAGGTGCTGCCGCGCTGGTCGAGCAGCTCGATGGCCTTAACCTCGACCTTGGCCGACTCGATCATCACCGAAGCCACCTGGGCCACAGCTTTGGCACGCTCGATCTCCAGCGGCTTGTCCGTATCCAGCAGCCCCTCGATGGTTGCGAACAGGTGGTTACGCAGATCCTCAATTTTGTTCTTCATCTTGCTCAACCTCTCTGATGGTGCGTTTGAGCTTGGCTACCGTGCGGATTGCGTCTCTCAGCTCCGGCGGGTAGCGATGGATGGTGTTCTTTTGCATGTGCTCCGCACGGGTGCGCAGCTCCAGGTTGGCCAGGGCAATGTGCTGCTTGTTGCCGTCCTTGAAGCAGAGGATCAGCCCCTTGGGTACCGGGCCGTTGTGCTGCTCCCACAACATCACATGAACCTGTTTCCAGTCGCTGCGATGACGGGTATCGGTGACCTTTCGCCATAGGTAGCCATCGCGGGTCTGCTCGGTGCCTACCGGTACCCAGTTGTGCGGCATGTTCCCCTTGCCGAACTGGGTGTCGACGCCGCCGAGGCTCAGGCCTTTCATGCCCTTGTTCCAGGTGGTGTGGCCTTTCTGGAATCGCGATGACTGTCCTTGCATTCCATTGAGTCGCTGCCCGTGCTCGGCCAGGAAGGCTTCGGACTTGTGCAGCCCCATCTTGTTGGCCTTCGCGAGCACCTTGGATACCGAGCGCCCGAGTTCGTCGGCGAGTACCTCGGTCAGCTCATCTGCGTAACGGTCGCGCAGCAGCTGCTCCTCCTCGGCCGACCAGAACTGCTTCCTCTGGCGGCCTTCGAGGCTATCCATACGCTGATGAACAGCCGCAACCATCACTCTCAGGTCGCGCAGGGCTTTGGCTGCATTGCTGGTGCTGGCCATCACTGCGCGCTCTGCAGATCCTGCAGCCCTTCGAGTACTCGACGAGTGGCGTCCAGGTCGTCAGCCAGGACGGCGACCAGAATCAGATCGCGCCCGCTGTCGAGCCCCAGGCTGATCAGTTCGAAGTGGTTGGATTGGCTTGCCTCTGCCGCCTGGATGACGTTCAGGAGCGTGGTGGTTTCGGTGTCCTTGCCGTGAAGAAGTGCCATCTCAGACCTCCCACTCAATAAGGTGGCCAGCGAAGGCCTGGCCATGGGTTGTGGCGAAGTACTCGAAGAAGTCACCAGCGCTGGCGAAGCCGTCAGCCTGGGCCAGGTGATTGACCTCTTCAGCGTCCAGCTCGCCCATGACGTCGCCGGTCTGGACGCGAACGCGCCGGGCGGCCAGATCCATGGCGATTGGATAAACCGCCGTGCAGGGTGCGGTGCGCAGGAGGCGGCAGTTGCGGGTGCGCATGCCGGTGTACAGCTGCAGTTGCTCGCCACGGCGTGGCGGTCGGCGCTTGCCGCATGCGCGGATGGTTTGGCGCTTGGTTCCGTCCTCTACCGAGGGCGCGAACCGGGCCATGAAGTTGTAGGCGACCATCTCACACCCCCGCCAGGCTCAGGTTGATGGGCTCGTAGCGGTCATCGCCGGTGCGCTGGTAGACGCGGATGTAGACGGCCTTGCCGTTGACCTGCAGGGCGTCCTTGAGGGCGACCATGGCGGTTTTCCATTCGGGGTCGTCGATCTCCAGGCGCAGTAGGCCGAGCACATCGTTGGTACGGATCTGGCCGTTGCGACCGATGAAGGCACGGTCGACCAGAGCCATCAGGTGATGGTTGGCGCCTACGCTCCACTTGCGGGTGCAGGTGTAGATCAGTTCCTTGGCGGCGAGGATCTCTTCGGTGAAGGTCAAGCGATCAGCCAGGGCCTTCTCGATCTTGAACTCGCCGTCATAGGTGGTGATGGAGACGTTGCCCTTCTTGCCGCCCAGCTTGACGTTGTAGCGCTCCAGGGAGATGGCGATCAGGTCGTCGATATCGGACAGGGCCTTGACCTTGAATGCCGCCAGGGCTTCGCTGATGGCCACGGCCTGGTTGGCCAGCTCGCGGGCAACGCCGTCGCGCAGCTTGTCGTGCTCGCGCACCTGGGCCATGGGTACGTAATGGCCGAGCGCATTGCGCATGCAGCCTTCGGGAACTTGGATTTGCTCAGTCATCGGATTGCTCCTCGCCATCAGGGTTTACCTCGCTCATCTCATCCAGGGAGATGAAGCCATTGAGGGCCAGGCCGCAGTGCAGACAGGTGACGACCACGTCGATGAGGTTGTCGTCATGGGCCGCAGTGCGTGCCTCGATCTCGGGATACGGCGTGTCGCAACGCCGGCAGTGAATGTCGAGTTCAGCCATGGGTTTCTTCCTCGGCTTGTTGGGCAGTGGTTTCGAGTTCGGCCTGTACTGCCTCGCGGAAGCGGCAGATCTCGTCGTTGAGCTTGTGGCCACCGATGGTCGGATAGGCCGAGGCGTAGCCGGCGCTGCGTTTGAGCAGCTCCAGGGCTTCGCGCAGGCGTGCTTCGAGGTTCATCAGTGCACGCTCCCGCTGGCGCCGGCCGGCTTGCAGTTCTTGACGTAGTTCGTGGTGAACTGCTCGACCTTGCGCTGTACCAAGTCGCGGTCACCGGCCAGCTGCGCCTCGCACATGACGCCCATCTCGTTGACGAGCACTCGACAGGACGCCTGCAGGTTGTCGAACTGCAGCCATAGCTCGTTGTAGCGCTGGCTTTCCTTGACCAGGCACTGCTCCATCTCTTTCAGCTCCGCCCGCATTGCGTCGAGGAAGCTCTCGAAGCCATTGAGGAACAACAGCGTGCCGTCGTCGTCGATCTGGAAGGTGGTGCTGTGCAGCGGAATGCGGACGCCGGCAATGCTGGCGAACAGCTCGACCGCCTCCGGTTCGCTGTTGAGGTCGCGAGCGAGGGTGCCAAGCCGCACGGCCAGCATCTTTGCTGTGATCGGAAAGGCGCTCATGACCGCTGCTCCTTCACTGGCGTGTACCAGCAAACCAAGCAGCCGCCGAGGCGGACGCTGTTGGTGGTGCGATCGCCTTTGGTGCTCCAGGAAGCGCCGCGCCATTCCTTGCTGAATGCTGCGGCGAACTGGTCTGAGTCCTCGGTGTTGATGAGGATTTGCAGCTCAAGCGGCGACGTGCTGTCGACACGAACGCCCGCCGCGCGTAGGCGGCGGGACATGGCGTTGATGGTTTCCAGCTTCGTGGCCAGCTCTGGCGTGAGGACGGTGCACAGCGGCATAGCGTGCTGGCGAGCCATGCCAGTAGATGCCTGGGCGCTGAGTTGGATGACTTTGGCTGTGGCCATGGCTCACACCCCCTGCACGATTTGCGCGTTGATCACCGGCTCGCAGTTGAGGGCGGCGAGGTTCAGGGCGGCGACCATCAGGTTGCCGACCGCGAGCGGGTAAAGCAGGCTGCGATCGCCACGGCCAGCCGTGGTCAGGCGCTCGGCGATGGCCTGGATGCCGGTGTTGTCGATGACCTTTTCAAGCTGCACGCCAGCGCGCTCCAGGCGGAACTTCAGGAACTCGCCGAGCTGTTCGGGGCGGATGGGGGCCAGCTCGACCACCTCGATACGCTGCACCACCTCGCGCACCTCGGGGTTGCGCTCGGAGAGCTTGACCATCAGCTCGGTCTGGCCGATGAGGATGATGCTGACTAGCTTGGTGAAGCCTGACTCCAGCTCGCGCAGGCGCTTGAGGTGCTTGAGCGTCGAGAGCGGCATGCTGTGGGCTTCTTCGATGATCAGTACATGCCGGAAGCCGCTCTCGTGGCTGTTCTTCAGCGCCCGGTGCATCTGGCGGAAGCGCGCCTCGGGGTTGGACTTGGGGCGCTCCAAGGGCGCGACCACGTCGACGATGGCGTCGGCGATGTGGGCGGTGCGCAGCGCCTTGCCTTTCTCGCCTTTGTCCTCCATGGCCAGCACGTAGGGCTCGATGACCAGTACCGGCGCGCCCTCGGCGTTGAGGCGATTGATCAGGTCGCGGCGCAGGGTCGATTTGCCAGCGCCGGACTCACCCACTACAGCGAGGAAGCCATCGTGCCGGGCGACCTGGTACATGGTTTCGCGGATGTAGCGGATGTCCGGGCTGGCGTACATGTCGGCCTGGGACTGCAGGTCATCGAAGGGGTCGCGGAAAATGGAAAAGGCCCGCTTGGTTTCTGGCAGCAGCACCTGTTTGCGCAGTAGCATGGGTTCGCACTCCTGGTCATCTTTGGCTTTTTTGGTTGGGATTGCAGGAGCCGGAGCGTTGGCGCGCTCCGGTTCCGCCTCTTCGAAAGCGGTGTTCACCGCTTCATCATTCGCGCCGTGCTCCTTGAGGAACTGCTCGATACCGGCGCGGAATTCCGCTTCGGGAATGGTTTTTGGCCACTGCCGATGGTTGATCAGCAGCGACACGGTCGCGGAGCTGACATTCAGGTGTTTGGCGAGCTGGATTTGCTTCTGCTCGATGCCCACCAGGGCGTGCTTCAGGTTCAGCATGTTTCACCTCCAACCACGCGCAGGCCGGGGCGCGCGGGCTTGTTGAGGGTGGCGGCGATGGTGTCCAGGTCGGCCTCGGGCACGCCGTCGGGGTAATTGGCTTTCAGCCAGGTCAGGGATTCCGCCGACCAGTTGTTCACCTTGGTGCGCAGCGCCTTGGCGGCGGCAACATGGTTCAGCGGCGGGATTTCGATGGTGGGTATGACCAGGTCGTGCTGGGTGCCACGACGCGGCAGGAAGGTCGGCAGATCGGCCTCGGTCATCTCCTTGAACGGCTGCAGCTTGCCGCCGAACGGGATGGCCTTGGCCTTGCGCGCCGCGTCCACTTCTTCCTGGGTGGTGGCGTCCATGGCCAGCTTCTCGGCCTCCTTGCGCGCCACCTGGGCCGGGGTGTCGGCCTTGCGGGCGAAGCTCTCGCCGATAGTGGCGGCCGAGACGTCGAAGCCCAGCTCGTTGCGCTCGATGGCGGGCACCAGGTAGTACACCTCGCGGCCGTCCGCATCGAAGGTCACCACCTGGGCAGAGTCGTTGCGCCAAGGGTTGCGGGTGATCATCAGGCGATCGCCGACCATCACGCCCGGCACCTGCTCGACGTTGTACTCGCGGCCCTGGAAGCTGACGCGCAGCTTGCTGTTGACCTTGCGCTGCTCCGGCTCGGATACGGCCAGGCGGCGGCATTCGTCCACGCTGGGCACCTTGATCAGCTGGTGCTCGCGAATGGTCATCCACACCGCCGAGCGGGTCTTGCGGTGGCGGGAGTGGATGGCCTTGGCGTTGTAGTAGCCGCGCCAGATGGCGGCCAGCTGGTTGAGTTCGTCCAGGTCCTTGACCGGCTTGAAGCGCAGCCCGGCCTCGAACTTGCGCTCGATGATGTTCCGCGCGTTCTCCACCTGGCCGGTGACGCGGGCGGCGCCCGGCGCGTGGACGATGGTCTCGATGCCCAGCGAGCGGCACAGGTTCCTGGCCATGGCCGAGGTGTTAGCCGAGCCGGGGTCCATCATCAGGATGCTGGGGCGGCCGTGCAGGATGTCGGCGCCACCGCGCTCCTGCATGGCGTTGATCAGCACGCTGCAGAGGTTTTCGCCGGACTCGGCGCCCATGACGTATTCGAGGTAGATCCAGCCGCTGGCATGGTCGGTGAGTTCATACGACCAGACGCGGTCGGCGGCAATGCGCGCCAGGTTCTTCGGCTTGTTCTTGTAGAACTCGCCGTGATCCATCACCCGCAGGCCGTTCTCCTCGGGCTTGTCGCTGGGCTTGAGGTAGTAGAGGACGCACAGCGAGGCGTCGATCTGCCAGACGTGGTTGGGGTGCAGGCTCTGCAGCTCGGTGACGGGCGCCGGGGCCAGCAGCTGGTCAGGGTGCAGCTTGTAGCTGCGCAGCGCCCGGTTGATGGCGCTGATCGACAGCGGCCGGATCTCGCCGCTTTTCTCGTCGATAAACTCGGCCTTGATCATGCCGCTGATGCGCAGTGCGTCGACGGCGTCGCCGACCGAGTAGAGGCGCTTCTCGTTGCGGCGGGCTGACTCGATCAGCGTGGTGCTGATCAGCAAAGCCTCTTCGCGGCTGAGGGCGCTTTGGCCGGCATCCTTACGGCGCTTACGGGGAGTGGCGGCCACTTTGACCTCCTCCAGTTTGCGGTAAATGGTGGCCTGGCTCAGGCCGAGTTCTTGCGCCGCTGCTTGGCACAGCGCCGTGCGCTGGCCATGGCCCGCGCGCTCCAGGGCGCGGGACAGGTCAACCAGGCGTTGGGTAATGACGGCGCTCATGGGTCAGGCCTCGGTTTCCGTGGTGGGCGCGACGCCGGGCTGATGCATCCAGGAGAAGTCCTCTTCTTCCTCGGCTATGGCGGGCAGTTGGAACTCGGTGATCAGGTCACCAAGCAGGCGCTGCAGGTGGGCGATCAGCTGGGCCTGGAAGGCGCGGTGGTCGCTGCCGGTCTCGGTCGCATGCTGCTCCAGGCTCTCGAAGGCGGCGCGCAGCTTGCCGCTGATGTCGGCCTCGGCCTCGAAGGCGATGCCGACCACCTCCTGGCGCAGCTCCTTGGCGGCATCGTCGGCCGACATGGTCTCGATGCGGCGCTTGGCCTTTTCCAGATCCTGCTTGGTGCGATCCAGCTCGGCGTTCTTCTTGCTGAGCACCTCGCCAAGGGCGTCGTAGTCGGCCTGGGTGTCGGTGAGCTTCTTCTGCAGCTCGTCCTTTTCCTTGGTGTGGGTGTGGATCAGCTCCTCGGCCAGGTACTGCACGGCGTCGAGGTTGCCCTGCTTGGAGGCTTCGATCAGGGCGGACTTGGCGTCTTCGGGCAGGCGGCGCCATTGGCGTAGTTCGCGGTAGCCGGCGCCAATGGCGCCCAGCTGCTTGAGCGCCTCTTCACCGAAGGCCTTGAGGTTGGTGAGGTCTTCGTCGACTTTCGAGCGGGACAGGCCAAGGGCTTGGCAGAAACCGTCCCAAGTGCCGACGTCGGCAATTTCGTTGCCGTCGGCGTCGATGCCCTTTTTGCCCTGCAGGGCCCGGTACATCTTGGTTTCCTTGATGTGGGCGAGCTTCGACAAACTGACGACGTCGGCAAAACGGGCGATGGAGCGGGCCATCTGGACCTGGCCCAGGATCTGGTTGGCGAGGTCGCGCTCGTCCTGCAGGCCCTGGGCAATTGCGCCCAGGTTCTGGATGACGTTGACGGCCTCTTCGTTGACTGGAGCGTCCTGTACCAGCTCGGCGCTGGGGGCGGCTTTACGAGGCATTACGCGGCCTCCTGTTCAGCTGCAGCGGAGGCGATTTGCTGCAGGCGCTGGATCGCCTGATAGCGGTTGCCGCCGGCCTCGATCAGGGCGTTGCGGAACTCGTTATGAGCGCGCAGGCGGCCGGCGTAGAAGGCATCGTCCTCAACGCTGCCTTGGGCGTAGGGGCTGGTGACCAGGGTCTGGTCGATGCGGTTGCGCAGTACAGCGGCCAGTCCCTCAAGGAAGGGTTGGCTACGCTTCGGTTCGCCTCGCAGTAGAGCGATGGCCAGTTTGTTGAAGTCCATGTGGTGCTCCTTGTTGTCAGCGGCTGGCCCCGGCCAGCACGCGTTGGTTGATTTCGTTGATGCGGTGCTGTGCTGCGCTCATTTCGTTGGCGTGGGCCTGGGCGATCTGCAGCAGCGCGATGGACGGGGCGAAGCGGCCGTTGTCGAGCTTCACGGCCAGGCCTTCTGCGATCAGGGTGTTGACGGCGCGGTTGATGGCGGACGGGCTCTCGCCCAGGCCCTTGGCCAGCTCGCCGTTGCTGATGCCGTGGAGGCTGTAGCCCTTGAGGGCCTTGAGGACGCGCAGGATTCGCGCGCCGCTGTCAGAGGTGCGTGGGTTGGTCATGCTGGAGTCCTGAGTAGTGCGAAGTAGTCGGAGGCGGCTTCGTTGGCGGCCGTGGCTGCGTTCTGCAGATCCTCGATGGTGAGCTGGGCAAGGGGCTTGCCTAGCTCCTGGCAGTGGCGCGCGAATGCCCGTTGGCTGACGGCATTCCACTCACGGAAGTTGTCGAAAGGCTCCAGGGCTTCGTGCATGTCCATGATTAGGGCGAGGCTTTCCGGGCTCATGCCTGCTCTCCGAGATCCAGTTGCGGGTTGGCGTGCTGCTGCACGTTGGCGCGGTGCCAGGCCAGGCTGGTAAGTCCGGCCTGCAGCGCGGCCTGGGCAGCGTCGGCGTCGAGCTGGCCCTGGTAGAAAGCGATCAGGGCGCCCGTGGTCGCGGTGAGTACGCCTTGCAGCTCGTTCACGTCCTGAGCGCTGCAAGTGCGGCCGGACGGGATGTCGATCAGCAGCTTGCCGCTGGTGGAGGCCAGCCAGCGGCTGACCAGGGCGATGCCGCAGGCATGCTCGAAGGCAGGGATCAGCACCGCAGGCATGCGGCCTTCGCTGATCCACTTGTAAAGGGCCCAGTGGTTGGCCTGGCCCATGCGCTCGGCAATGCGTTCGACGCCGAGGTTGTGGCGCTCCTTGGCGAACTCCAGCGACCATTCCATGGCCTGGCGGATGCTGCTGGGCTGGGCGTTCTTCCAAGAGCGACGCTTCATTGGAAGGCCCTCCCGGCTACGCAGGACGCGGCATGCAAACAAATAGGCTTTTTGCCCGTTGGCAACGCTGTTACCAAAAGGCCAGCCTGTTGGGGTACATTCACAGGCATGGGGAGTCACCCGATGGACGAGGTTCGGTTACTGCAGGTTGAGGGGCAGATTCAGGCGCTTGCGCGGAGCTGGCTTTACCTGGCTGCGCAGCTGGAGTTGCAGGGCGTTGACCCGGCTCCGCTGGAGCGCTCGATGCTGGGGACGAGCTGGCCTGATGCGCAGGTTGAGCCGCATGCTCAGACGATGATGCGGTCGCTGGTTGAGCAGCTGGCCGGCGCCCGTGAGGGGCGGCGAAGTCAATGCCAATGACCTCGGCCTCGGCCTTGAAGCCGAACTCGTTGCGCAGATCCTGGTAGGCCTTAGCCTTCAGCTGCTGCCCAACAAGTTGGCCGGCGCCGAGCAGCATCAGGCGATCGATCAGCTTTGCGGTACCGGCGCTGGCCGGCGTGCGATCGACGAACACCAAGGCCTGCTGGCGGGCTTCGGCCAGGTGTGCGGCGATGGCCGGGCCATCACCAGGTGCGCAGGCGATCAGCGCGTTGAGCGAGGCACGCCAGGCGTCCATGGGGTGGGGAATCAGCTCGATCTCTTCGAGCGCAACTTGCGGCTGGTCGGTCATGGCAGTGACCCTCGCTGCTGTTGTGGTTGGGGGCTTGGGAGGCGGTTTTAGGCGGCGGCAGCAAGCTGCTCTGCGGACAGTTTCATGCCGAGCTTGAGAGCGATTTCGTGGGAGGTACCGCGACGGCCCTTGAACTGGCCATTGATCACGCAATAGACCTGGTGGCGGCTGTAGCCGTTGGCCTCAGCCCAGGTGCTGATGGCAACGCCTTCAGCCTGGAAGAGTTCTTTGACCCGTTCGCCTGAGTACGGCTTGCGGGTGGGTAGCGGATAAGGGACGTTCATGGCGGTGTTCCTGTCTGCTTAAAGATTGCTAATCGCTTGCTAGTGCTTGCGAACTACATAACTAGCTTATGACTACATTTGTAGTCATGCAAGGGATTCTATGGGAAATTTCCAGGCCGCGCTTTTGCGCTTGAAGGAGCATCTCGGTTTAGAGACTGATAAGGAGGTCGCCGAGCTGCTTGGCATGACCGTGAAGGCCTTCACCGCACGCAAAGCGCGGGACTCCTTTCCTGAGGAAAAGCTGCGTGCGCTGGCGCAGCGCCGTCCTGATCTACCGATCGATGTGGACTACGTACTGACTGGGGAGACGGTGCGCATGCGCTATGAGCGCGAATACCAGCGCCCGCCAGCAAGCATTCAAGAGCTGACCTCTTATGCGATGCGGGATGCTCTTGGTCCTGACGAGATGGAACTGGTTGAGTTGTTCAGGGCGGCCAGCTTGGAACAGAAGATGAAAGCTGTGGCTATCCTGTCGGCTAAGCCAAAGCCGCCTTCGCCGAGCCAAGGGATCAAGGTCTCAGGAAGTGGAAACCGAGTAGCGGGAAGGGATTACAACGAAACGAAGGAGTAGCACCGTGGATATCCAGGTTGAGGGGAGCAACAACCGAGTTGCCGGGCGGGACTATCTGGAGCTGAACGCTCAGCTCTCGCTGACACCGGAGCAGTTGGAGGCGCTAGCGGTAAAGCCGTGCCCCTCCTGCGAGGTGCGGCTGGTCACGGCCCAGGCGCAGACGTGCAATCACTGCCTGCGAGAGCGCGTCGCCAATGACCAGAAGGTCAAGGTGGGTTTCGTCATATTCCTGGTGTTCATGGTGTGGGGCTGGTTGCTTAAGCGCAGTGGGCCAAATGCGGGCCTGCTCGAACTGGTTGAGTCCCTGGTAGCTGCGGGCGGCATCGTACTCTGTGGTGCGCTACTGCTTGAGCTGTTCAGGCTATGGTGGGTTTGCTACAGCGAGGAGTTCTTCTCGGCGGTCTGGCGTGCACTGGTGAGGCTGGTGAATGGAGGCCGGAAATGAGCAAGGCAGTTATGGTGCTTTGGCTGGCGGCGATGACCACGCTGGTGGGGGGCTGCAGCTCTGAGGAGCAGCAGGCTATATGGACGGTGGAGAAGTCCGTTAAGGCAAGCCTGAAAGACCCGGATTCTGCGCGCTTCGGCAAAACGCACTTCGTTGTTGATGTCGAGCGATCTGACTCGAACTTCACATCTGGCTATGTGTGCGGTGAAGTCAGCGGTAAAAATTCCTTTGGGGTCTACGCTCCGTCTCAGCGCTTCACAGCTAGAGCGCTTCTTGGGAAAAACCTAGTTGATGTCAGTGACCTACAACTGGAGGGCACTGGTATTGATGCGGAGGTATTTGAAAGGGTGAATTGGCGCCATTGCGCCAAATCGGGCTGATGTCGGGAGGCGTCGATGGATGTAGTCACGTTAATTCAGCAGGCTCTGGAAGCTTCAACCAAGCTGAGGGAGTTATCGAAGAAGGTCGGCGATGCGGACTTCAAGATGGTGCTGGCTGAACTGCACTCGGCCCTTGCCGATGCAAAGCTGGAGTCAGTCGATATCAAGATGCAGCTCGCCGCCGCCCAGGAGCAAATCCTGGAGCTGCAACAGCAGCTGCACCGCAAAGAGCACGATAAGCCGCAGGTCACTGCGGAGGATACCTATACGTTTGAGGGCGAAACGGGCCACTTCTGTACCGCCTGCTGGGATGTGCATCAGCGGAAGGTACGGCTTAGTGTGATGCCCGTGGACTTCCAGTTTGCGGGCAAATGGCGCTGTCCGTCATGCCGCTCGAATTACGGCGGAGAGATGTAAATAGGGGCGCCGCAATGGCGCCCTTTGTCTTTTTCGGCTAGCCGAAAAGACCCCGCGCGCGCGCGAGGCGAAGCTGTGATCTCTCCCCCGGTCGGACTGCCGGTATGAGCACAGCAACGGCCAGGGATTGGCCAACCTCGGAGCGCAACCCATGGCCACCTGCCAGAACAAGCCCAAGCGCCGCTTCCTGCCGCGCATGACCGTCTTCGCTGTTATCTCCATCCTTCTGCTTGTCGCGATCTGGTACGTGCGGCCCGAGCAGCTGCAGGTGGTGCTGTACAAAGTTAGCCTCATCACCATCGGCGCCGTGCTGGCGTACTACATCGACCGCGTGCTGTTCCTGGTCGAGGCCAGGCCACATCAGTGCATCGGGGGCATTCACATCGTCGGGGCGTGGATCAGGCGCGCCGTGATCGCCTTGGCCTGCATCCTCGGCATGACGCTGGGGCTGTAGCCATGAACCGCCTCAAGCGTTGGATGGCCGAGGCCGGCAATGACCTGGCGATCATCTGGATGGTCGAACCGCGCCTGTTCCTGTGGCCGCTGATCCTGCTGGTGTTCGCCGTCGGCTTCTTCATCGTGCCAAGCGCCGATGCCGCCAGCATTCCGACCGCAGCCGAGCAGCACCGCCGCACACTGGTGCGCGCCGCTCATGCCGAATGGGGCCTGGGTGCGCCGGTTTCGACGTTCGCAGCGCAGGTGCATCAGGAGAGCGCCTGGCGGGTGAATGCCCGCTCTGGCGTCGGCGCCGAGGGCTTGGCGCAGTTCATGCCGGCCACTGCCGATTGGATGGCCGAGATCTACCCGCGCAGCCTGGGCCCGGCGCAGCCGTATAACCCAGGCTGGGCACTGCGGGCCATGGTCGCCTTCGACCGCTGGCTCTATGAGCGAAACCAGGCCGTTAGCGAGTGTGACCGCTGGGCCTTCGTGCTGGCCGGCTACAACGGCGGCAATGGCTGGGTGAATCGTGACCGCAGGCTGGCATCGGCTATGGGTGCCGATCCGCTGGCCTGGTTCGATTCCGTCGAGCGGCACAACGCTGGCCGCTCGGCTGCCAACTTTCGCGAGAACCGCCATTACCCGCGCGCCATCCTGCTGCGCTGGGAGCCCATGTATGCGGCTGCCGGCTGGGGGCCTGGCGTGTGCGCCGACAGGTATAGCCGCCATGAAGATCCCAACGCTGTTTCTGCTCGCCACGTTGACCACCAGTTCGCCTGCCGCCTGCTCCCGGAACTGGTTGGCTGCCGCCGAGCTGTTCGCATCGCCACCGCCCCGCGTTCGCCCGGCCCAGCTCTGGCCGCCCGAGCGCGTGGACAAACGACCACCCATGCCGCGCTGGTTGTGGCGCCGGCTCAAGCGTAAGGGGCGGTGATGAAGAACGTCATCGGCTGGATCGCTGACTACTGGCACGTGCCGATCTTCGTGGTGATGGCATACCTGATGTACGCCTACGGCGAGAGCCAGTATGACCGGGGCCACAGCGCCGCTCAGGCCAAGGGCGACAAGGCCGTTGCCGATCTGCGCGAGGAGCACCAGAAGCTGCGCGCCGACGCCGCCGAACAGAACCTGGTGCTCTACCGCCAGCAGGTGGAGCGCGCCAACCAGGCCGAGCTGGTGTTCCTGGATGCCCAGGACGAGATCGGCCGGCTCAAGCAGCAACTCACACAGGAGCGCATCAACCGTGTCTCGACTCAATACACACCAGTTCGTGGCGGCGCGGCTGTTGCCGCTCCTCGCTTCGTTGTTACTTGTGGCTGGCTGCGCGACTTCAACGCAGCGCTTGGAGCCACTGCCCCAGCTCCCGACAGCTGCCGAGCCTACGCCGGCTCTCAAGAAGCGGCCTGGCCCGCCCCCGGCTCTGACGCCGAACTACTGGAAAGCGGCGTTACCGCTGCAGACATCCTGGCCCATGCGCGTGACTACGGCGCTTGGGCGCTCGCCATCCGTGCGCAGCTGAACGCGCTGATCGACCTACACGAAAAGGACAAGCCCTGATGGACTTCGACTCCCTGCTGCGCGGCGCGCAGTTCTTGTTCACCGTGGTGGTGGGTTTTTTCTCCTGGAGTAGTGCTCGTAAGGCCAGCTCCAAGGTTGAGGCTGAGGCCTTGGCAAAGCGCCTGTCAGGGCAGGACAACCGCTTGTTGGTGCTGGAGCAGCAGATGAAGCACCTACCGACCAGCGAACAACTGACTGCGCTTGCCGCAAAGCTGGCTGAGCTGGGCGGCGACATGAAGGGCATCAAGTCCGATATCTCGGGCATCAACCGCTCCCTTGACCCGCTGAATCGATCGGTCGATCGGCTTAACGACTTTCTTTTGCACAACAAGTGAGGCTGCGATGAGCAAGTACGCCAACTTCATGAGCGAAGATCGCCGCCTGGTGATCCTGCGCATCCTGGCAGAGATGCCGACCTATCGGGCCAATAGCTCGGTACTGCATACCGCCCTGCAGCAGTGGGGGCACGAACCAAGCCGCGACCAGGTACGCACCGAGCTGCGCTGGCTGGAAGAGCAGCAGCTTTTAACGCTTGAAGTCGTGTCGAACAGCGACGTGCTGCTTGCAACGCTGACCGAGCGTGGTGGTGAAGTCGCTGCCGGCCGGGCCCGAGTGGACGGCGTAAAACGGCCGGGGCCTTAACCTATGGGCCGCAAGTCGAGCATCGACCGGCTAGATCCGGCAGTCCGCACGCACATCGAGAAGCGCCTGCGCGAGCGGCGACTGACCCTGGACGAGCTGATCGAGGATCTGCACGAGCACTTCCCCAGCGCGGAAAAGCCCAGCCGCTCGGCGATTGGCCGCTACAAGGTCAGCTTCGACGAGATGGCCAAGCGGCTGCGCGAGCAGCAGGCCATGGCCAGCCTGCTGGTCGAGGAGCTGGGCGAGAACCCCAACGACAAGGCCGGCGCGCTGATGGTGCAGTCGATCCAGACCCTGACCACGCACGCCGCGCTGGGCGCGCAGATCGACGACGAAACCACCATCGACGACGTGCGCAAGCTGGCGCGCGCCGCCAAGGATGTGCTGCAGGCCAGCAAGGCCAGCCGCGAGGAGCGCAAGGCGATCGAGCGTGAAGCCCGCGAAGCACTGCTGGCCGAGCAGGAGCAGCGTCTGGAAGAGATGCGTGGCAGCGATGGCATGAGCGAACAGCTTGAAGACCGCATCCGCCGCATTCTGCTGGGGAAGGCCTGACATGAGCCAGGACAAGCCCCTCAAGGCGATCACCGCACCGCGCAAGATCGACCTCGCCGAGGAGATGGAGCTGCATGGCGTCGACGTGCCCCAGGACATCGCCGAGGCCGTACCGGGCAGCGATGCGGTGTTCCTGCCGTACCAGCAGCGCTGGTTCGAGGATCAGGCGCCGATCATGATCGCGGAGAAAAGCCGCCGCACCGGCCTGACCTGGGCCGAAGCCGGGCGCAACGTTATCAACGCCGCCAAGCCGCGGCGCCGTGGCGGCTGCCACACCTTCTACGTGGGCAGCAAGCAGGAGATGGCGCTGGAGTACATCGCCGCCTGCGCGCTGTTCGCCAAGGCCTTCAACGAGCTGGCCCAGGCCGACGTGTACGAGCAGACGTTCTGGGACGAGGGCAAGAAGGAAGAGATCCTCACCTACATGATCCGCTTCCCGAAGTCGGGGCGGAAAATCCAGGCGCTGAGCAGCCGGCCGAGCAACCTGCGCGGCCTGCAGGGCGATGTGGTGATCGACGAGGCGGCGTTCCACGAGAGCCTGGAAGAGCTGCTGAAAGCTGCCCTGGCGCTGAACATGTGGGGCAACAAGGTGCGCGTGATCAGCACGCACAACGGCGTGGACAACCCCTTCAACACTTACATCCAGGACTCCCGCGAAGGCCGCAAGGACTACAGCGTCCACCGCATCACCCTGGACGATGCCATCGCCGAGGGCCTGTACAAACGCATCTGCTACGTCACCGGTCAGGAGTGGTCGCCCGAGGCCGAGAAGGCCTGGCGCGATGGCCTGTACAAGAACGCCCCCAACATCGAGTCGGCCGAGGAAGAGTACGGCTGCGTACCGAAGAAGAGCGGCGGCGCCTACCTGAGCCGCGTGCTGATCGAAGCGGCGATGGTCGCCGACCGCTCGATCCGCATCTACCGCTACGAGGCGCCGCAGGGCTTCGAGGAGTGGACGCCGGAACACCGCGAGGCCGAGGTGCGCGCCTGGTGTGAGGAGAACCTGCAGCCCGAGCTGGCCCGCCTGAGCGACCGCAACCGCCACACCTTCGGTGAAGACTTCGCCCGCCGTGGCGACCTCACTGTATTCACCCCGCTGCAGATCGACCCGCTGCTGCGCAAGCGTGTGCCGTTCCAGGTTGAGCTGCGCAACCTCACCTACGAGGCGCAGCGGCAGGTGATGTTCTACATCTGCGATCGCCTGCCGCGCCTGACCGGCCTGGCGTTCGACGCCACCGGCAACGGTGGGTACCTGGCCGAACAGGCCGCGCTGAAGTACGGCAGCACCATGGTCGACCAGGTGGCGCTGTCGCTGGCCTGGTACGCCGAGTGGATGCCCAAGCTCAAGGGCGAGTTCGAGGCGTTCAACCTGCAGATCCCGCGGCACCAGACCACGCTCGATGACCTGCTGTCGATCAAGGTCGAGAAAGGCGTTCCGGTGATCGACAAGGGCCGCACCAAGGATCTGGAGAGCACCAGCTCGAAGGCCAAGCGCCACGGCGACTCGGCCATCTCCCTGGCCATGGCCGTGCGGGCGAGCTTCATGCAGGGCGGCATCATCGAGGCGACCATGCTGCCTCGCCATAGTCGCGGCTTCGACAACGTGGCCAACGAAGACGACGACATCCAATTACCGGAGCCAAGCACATCATGGTGACCACATCCCGCATCCTGGGCCCCGATGGCCAGCCGATCCGCCTGGCCGAGATCCGCGAGCCGCAGACCGCCCACCTGACCAGCCTGCACCACGAGGTGGGCAACCATCCCTCGCGCGGCCTGACGCCCAGCCGCCTGGCGGCGCTGCTCGATGCCGCCGAGCAAGGCGATATCGTCGCGCAGTACGAGTTGTTCGAGGACATCGAGGAGAAGGACGGCCATGTGTTCGCCGAGATGGACAAGCGCCGCCGCGCTGTCTCCCAGCTGGAGTGGCAGATCGTCCCGCCCGACAACCCCACCGCCAAGGAGAAAGAAGCCGCCGCAGCCCTGGAGAGCCTGCTGGCCGGGCTGGATGACTTCGAGGCGATGCTGTTCGACGTGACCGACGCCATCGGCAAGGGCTTTGCCTGCCTGGAGTTCGACGGCTGGCACCGCGTAGACGGTGACTGGCTGCCGCGCGCCATCGATCACCGGCCGCAGACCTGGTTCCAGCTCACCCGTGGCGAACGCCGCCAGGAGATTCGCCTGCGCGGCTCTGCAGGCGGCGAGCCGCTGCAGCCGTATGGCTGGATCACCCACATCCACAAGGCCAAGAGCGGCTACCTGGAGCGCAGCGCGCTGATGCGCGTGCTGGTGTGGCCGTACCTGTTCAAGAACTACAGCGTGGGCGACCTGGCCGAGTTCCTCGAGATCTACGGCATCCCGATGCGCGTGGGTAAATACCCAGGTGGCGCCACCGAGAAGGAGAAGCTGACGCTGCTGCGCGCCCTGGCCCAGCTCGGCCACAGCGCTGCAGGCATCATCCCGATCGGCATGGAGATGCAGTTCCTCAACGCGGCCCAGGGCGATCCGGCTGCGTTCAAGCTGATGATAGACTGGTGCGAGCGCACCCAGTCCAAGGTGATCCTGGGCGGCACGCTCACCAGCGGTACCGGCGAAGGCACCAACACCAACGCCCTGGGCAACGTGCACAACGAGGTGCGCCTCGACCTGCGCGACTCCGACGCCAAGCAGCTGGCCGCTACGATCAGCCGTGACCTGGTGTACCCGATCGCCGTGCTCAACGGCCTGGCCGACAGCTGGAAGCGCTGCCCGCGCCTGGTGTTCCCCACCGAGGAACCGGAGGATCTGAAGGCCTACGCCGACTCGCTGCCGCAGTTGGTCAAGCTGGGCTTCAGGATTCCGCGCCAGTGGGCCCAGGAGAAAGTGGGCATCCCCGAGCCTTCCGAGAAAGAGGACGTGCTGCAGCTGCAGGCCGAAGCATCGGCGCCGACCGAGCCCGAGCCGCCTGCAGGCGTTGCGGTGGCCACCGCACAACAGAAGCCGGCCACCACCGCAGCCCAGCGCCTGGACGATGACCTGCAGCCGATCACCGGCCAGTGGATCACGCGCATCCGCCAGCTGGTGGAACAGGCCGAGAGCCTGGAGCAGATCCGCGATGGCTTGGCCGAGCTGCTGCCGGACATGACCCTGGAGCAGTACGCCGAGGCCATGGCGCAGGCGCTGGCCGCTGCAGCGCTGCAGGGGCGCCTGGATATCGTCCAGGAGGCCGCCAATGGCCGTTAGCGCCACGTCGCTGCCGTTCCGCGAGCAGAACGAGTTCCTGCGCCGCAAGCTGAACCTGCCCACCAACGGCTGGACGGACGTGTACGGCCGCGAGAACGACTATGCGTTCGTGGTGGCCGGCGCCAACCGCAACGACCTGGTGGCGGATTTTCACCAGGCTGTGCAGCGGGCGATCGAGGGCGGCACCACCATGGAGCAGTTCCGCCAGGACTTCGACCGCATCGTGGCCAAGTACGGCTGGAGCTACAACGGCGGCCGCAACTGGCGCTCGCGGGTGATCTACGAAACCAACATGCGCAGCAGCTACATGGCCGGCCGCTATGAGCAGCTGCTGGCCGTGCGCGAGGAGCGCCCTTACTGGCAGTACCTGCACAGCGATGCGGTGGAGTACCCACGCGAGGAGCACGAGGCCTGGAACGGCATGGTGCTGCGCTGGGATGACCCGTGGTGGCAGTACCACTTCCCGATCAACGCCTGGGGCTGCCAGTGCAGCGTGCGGGCGCTGAGCTATGACGACCTGGTGCGCATGGGTAAGACCGGGCCGGACACAGCGCCGCCGATCGTCTTCGAGCAGCGCACCATCGGCCAGCGCAGCCCCCAAGGCCCGCGCACGGTGACGGTGCCCGTGGGCATCGATCCCGGCTTCGAGCACATCCCCGGCCAGTCACGGCTGGCCAGCCAGGTGCCGGTACCGCGTCAGGGTGAGGAGCTGATCCCATCTGCAACGCCCGGCCTGCCGAACCGCCCGGCACCGGATGCGCTGCCGGTACCGCGTGTGGTCGATCCCGCGAGCCTGCCGCCTGCAGGCATGACCGATGCCGAGTACGCCCGCCGCGCGCTCGATGCCTTCGGCGCGCAGCTCAATGCCGCCGAGCTTCTCACCGACGTCCTGGGCGAGCGCATCGCTGTTGGCCCGAGCATGTTCCAGGAGCCCAGCGGCGCACCGGCCGTGCAGGGTCAGGGCGAGCTGCTGCCGCTGCTGGCGGAAACGCTGTTGCAGCCAGACGAAATCTGGACGCGCCTGGAGTACTCCGAACCGCTGCGCAAATCCCAGGTGCTGCGCCGCTACCTCGGCCGCTTCAACCTGGGCCAGCAGCTGACGCAGCTGGTGGTCATCGAGCTGGCCGGCAACGCCTGGAGCTGGGATATCGAGGCAGACCGCGAAGGCCTGGCCGAGCTGCTGCGCCAGGGCGTGCGCCTGTACCGGCGCGAGGACTGATCATGGCGGGCGCTACGCTTGAGTTCGATGCGGTTGCCGCGCTGGCGGTGGTCAACGAGGCCGCCGCCGCGCTGGCCGACCCGACGCCGATGCTGCGCGATATCGGTGAGTACCTGCTGATCGCCCATGACCAGCGCTTTGCCAGCCAGGCTTCACCGGACGGCACGCCGTGGCAGGCGCTGTCGCCGGCCTACCTCAAGCGCAAGAAGAAGAACCGCGACAAGATCCTGGTGCTCGATGGCTTCCTGAAGAACACCCTGCGTTACCAGGTGAACAACAACGAGCTGCTGTTCGGCACCAACCGCATCTACGGCGCCATGATGCACTTCGGCGGCAGCATCGATATCGCCGCCCGCAGTCAGCAGGCCTACTTTCGCCAGGACGGCAAAACCGGCGACGTGGGCAACCAGTTCGTCAGCAAGCGCAAGAGCAACTTCGCCCAGTGGGTCACCATCGGTGCCTACACCATCCAGATCCCGGCACGGCCGTGGTTGGGTATCAGCGACGACGACAACTACGCCATCGCCGGCATCGCCACCCGTTACCTGATGCCAAATTCCGCATAACGCCAAAACGCGCCAGGAAGGCCCCTGGAGGCGTTTGGGGGCTGCCGTTGTATGCACTCGCGCGCCTCGGGGCCTTTCTGGCGCGTTTTGGGCGTTTATAAACACGCTGGCGCCACTTGCCACGACACGGGTCGGCGTGTTTTCGTAAAAAGGCCTGCATTTCCCGCCTTGCGACTTTTTCGGCTAGCCGAAAAGACCGTCGCGCGATACCGCCTCAATCTGGCGGTATGAAGACCAAACGCCTCCCTCTCGCCGTTGCACTCGCCGCCTGCAGTTTCGTACTGGGGGCGCCCGCTGCCGACAACACCATCTGGGTTCAGGTGACCCCGGCTGGCCATTTCCTGCCGGCTGATGGTCGCGAGATCAAGGTGCCGTCCTGGCATATCAACCAGGCGGTGGCCACCAAGGTCATCGAGCGCTTCCACGCTCGCAAGAACAAGCGCGTGGTCGACTACGAACACCAGACCCTGCTCAAGGAAGAGAACGGCCAGCCTGCTCCAGCTGCAGGCTGGTATCAGGCCCTGGAGTGGCGTGAAGGCGAAGGCCTGTTCGCCCAGGTGCAACTGACCGCCCGCGCCGCGCAGTACATCGCCGAGGGCGAGTACCAGTATTTCTCCCCCGTGTTCCTTTACCACCCGACCACCGGCGACGTCCTGGACGTGCAGATGGGCGCGCTCACCAATGCCCCGGCAATCGACGGCATGCAGGAACTCAGCCTGCGCGCCGCCGCGTCGTTCGGCTGTTTCGATGACTCCCCAGAGGAAAACCCCGTGAACCCACTGCTGCTGGCGGTCTGTGCCGCGCTCGGCCTGCAGGCCGATAAAACCACCGAAGAGCAGGCCATCGCCGCGCTCACTGCATTCAACAACGACCTGCGCAAGCTGCTGGGTGAAGGCGAGGCCTCTGATGGCAAGGCCGTCCTGGCAGCCTGCACCGGCCTGAAGGCCAAGGCCTCTGCCAGCGTCGACCCGGCGCAGTTCGTGCCGCTCTCGGTCGTCGACGGGCTGAAAGCCGAGATGGCCGCCCTGACCGCCCGCCTGGGCGAACGCGACGAGAAGGATCTCGACAGCCAGATCACCGCCGCCCTGGAAGACGGTCGCCTGCACAAGACCATGGAGGATTGGGCGCGCGAACTCGGCAAGAGCAACCGCGCCGCCCTGACTGCCTACCTGGACAAGGCGCAACCCATCGCGGCCATCGCCGGTAGCCAGACCCAGGGCAAGCCCCCGGTGGCGGACGAGAAAACCGGTCTGACCCAGGAAGAGCTGGCTGTTTGCTCGGCCATGGGCCTGACCGCCGAGCAATTCAAGGCCGCCAAGGCCGAGGAGCAATAAGCCATGACCGCGCTGACCAAAGACCGCAACACCAAGCGCCGTGATGGCGTGCAGTACTCCGACCCGGTAGCCGCCAGCACCAAGATTTTTGCCGGCGCCCTGGTGTGCATCAACGCCTCGGGTTTCGCCGTGCCGGGCAGCACCTCCGCCACCCTGAAAGCCCGTGGGGTTGCACAGGAGTACGTCGACAACTCCGCCGGTGCCGCCGGTGATCTGCGCGTGGAAACCCGCCGTGGCGAGTTCCCGTTCGTCAACAGCGCCTCGGCCGACGAGATCACCCGTGCCGATATCGGCGCCAACGCCTACATCGTCGACGACCAGACGGTCGCCAAGACCTCCGCCACCAACACCCGCTCGGTTGCCGGCGTTATCCGCGATGTGGATAGCGATGGCGTCTGGGTCGAGATCTAAGGAGCAAGACTCAGATGATCATCAACAAGCAAAACCTTTCCATCCTGCACACCGGCTATAAGGCGTCGTTCCAAGGCGCATTTCAGGGCGCGGTGATCGACTATGACCAGATCGTGATGGAAGTGCAGTCCGGCACCGCCATCGAAACCTACGGCTGGCTGGGCGCTACCACCCGCTTCCGTGAGTGGCTGGGCGACCGCGTGATCCAGAACCTGGCGCTGCATGACTACAGCATCAAGAACAAGACCTTCGAGAACACCGTGGGCGTGCCCCGCGAGGCGATCGAGGACGATCAGTACGGCACCTACAACACCCTGATGGCGCAACTGGGCCAGGACGCCAAGGAGCACCCGGCCGAGCTGGTTTATGCCCATCTGAAAAACGGTTTCACCGGCAAGTGCTACGACGGCCAGTTCTTCTTCGATACCGACCATCCGGTGATCGGCGCCAACGGCCAGGAAACGTCGGTGAGCAACTTCCAGGGTGGTAGCGGTACGGCGTGGTTCCTGCTGGACGTCACTCGCATGATGCGGCCGATCATCCTGCAGAAGCGCAAGAACTATCAGTTCGTTTCCAAGACCGGCGAGACCGACTCCAACGTGTTCGACCGCAAGGAGTTCGTGTGGGGTGTGGATGCCCGCCTGAACGTCGGTTACGGCCTGTGGCAGCTGGCCTACGCCTCCAAGGAAGCACTGGATGCCGACAGCTTCAACGCGGCCTATGCCGCCATGCAGGAACTCAAGGGCGACAACGCACGCCCGCTGGGTATCCGTCCGAAGCTGCTGGTAGTGCCGCCAAGCATGCGTGCTACTGCCCTGGAAGTGGTCAAGGCCGAGCGCAACGCGGCCGGCGCCACCAACATCAACCGCGACGTGGTCGACGTGCTCGTCACCCCGTGGCTGGCCTAACGGGGTGATGCATGGCTAATAAATCGACCACCAAGGCGCCTGCGAAGGCGCCCACCAAGAGCGCAGAAAAGGCGGCCGCAGTGGCTGCCCCTGCGGCCGCCGAACAGCTGGACAACCAGCCGGCGGCACCTACCAAGAGCGAGGCACCCGGCTCGGACGCCGGTTCGAGCGGGCAGGAAGCCCACCCTGTCGTGATCCTGGGCGGTGATGAGATTGGCGCGTATCTGGCCAAGCTCAAAGCCGCTGGGGAGAACCTGGGCGACCTGATCCCGCTGTCGCAGCTCGATGAGCCGCTGCTGCGCCAGGTCGGCCAGTTCGTCGAGATCGAGGGCTTTGCCGAGTTGCCGCCTGAGCAACTGGCTATGCAGATCGAGGCCAAGGTGGGTATCGGCGCAGCGGTTACGCCTGCGCCGTCCACTGGCGACCCTGATACCGCCCCGGCCGCGCCTGATACGGCGGCCGCCACCAGCCAACCGGCATCTGCCGCGCCCCAGGCGTCTGTGGGCGATGCCGCTGTACCTGGTGCCGATCAGTTGGACGACGACGGCGAGATCGAAGGGCTGTGGGTGGTGGCGATTCCCGAACAGGGCTTCCGCCGCTGCGGCTTCCGCTTCACCCGCGAGGGCTTCGGCATCGCCCTGGACGCCCTGACGGCCGAGCAGATCGAGCAGCTGGAGAACGAGCCCAACCTCAAAGTCGAGCGCTCGTATTTCTCCGGGCGCCTCGGCGAGCGCGTGTACTGACCCATGAACTACATCACCCTCGACGACCTGGCCGAACGCCCAGGCGCCCGCGAGCTGGCCCAGGTGGCCACCAAGGAAGGCGTGCGTGCGGTGGCCACCGATCTGATGGAAGCCACCCTGCGCGGCGCTGACCGCAGCGCCTGGCCGACTGACCAGGTCGCCGTTGCGGATGATGCCCTGCAGCGCATCCAGGATGCCGTCACCGAGGCTGAAAGCCTGATCGATGGCTACCTGGCCAAGCGCAGCTATCCGCTGCCGCTCAGCCCGGTACCGAAGCTGGTCACCGGCTGGGCGCGCGATATCGCCCGCTACCTGCTGCACAAGGATCGCGGGGGGAAAGAGGACAACGACCCGATCGTGCGCAACTACAAGGATGCGCTGAAGTTCCTGGGCCTGGTCGCCGAGGGAAAGTTCAACCTGGGCGCTGAAGACCCGATCGCCAGCAACCCGGATCTGCTCGACGTGCGCTTCGAGTCCGCACCGAGCGTGTTCAACCGACCCAACAGGCGGGCGTTCTGATGAGCTTCGCGCCCCTGGATACCACGCTCGTCGAGAACCGCCTGCGCGACCAGGTGCAGGACTTCGGCGAGGTCAACGGCGCTGCTGCGTATCACACGCTCAAGGGCCTGGACAGCTTTCGCACCGGCGACTGCTGGGTGGTGCTGGCCGCCGAGAGCAACCCGGCAGCCGATGGCGGCCAGCCTCGGCGAAAGGCGGCAGCCGCTGCCGTGTTTGGCGTGGTGATCTGCGCCAGGAACTACCGCGACGTGCATGCGGACGCGGCCAAGGATGAAGTGATGACGTATGTCGGTAAGGCCCGAGAGGCACTTATCGGCTGGGCCCCAGCCGGCTGGAAGGAGTGCATCTGGCTCAAGGGCCAGGTGCTCGATAGCGACAGCGACCGTGTGCTCTGGATCGACATTTACACCACCACCCACGTACTAGGGGGCAACCCGTGAGCAAGCAACCCGAAACTGCAGCCAAGCCGGCTGCCAAGCCCGAGCTGCACAAGGTGAAACTGGCCAAGCCGCACAAGCATGCCGGCCAGGATCACCCCAAAGGCGCGACCATCGACGTGACCGCCCCTGAGCGCGACTTCCTGATTCGCGCGGGTGTGATCGCAACCCCTGAAACTACCGACGCTGCCGCTCCGGCTGCCGAATAACGAGGTGCACAATGTCTGAGTCTTACTACTTCGGCCAAGGCAAGCTGTGGATTGCCGAGATCCTCGCGGGTGGTTTGTTGGGGCCCTGGGTCTGGATTGGTGACGTGTCCGAATTGTCGGGCCAGGGCGCCGAAACCCGTGTTCAGCACCGTGAGTCGTTCAGTGGCGTGAATGCCATGGTTCGTGACTTCGGCAAAGAGCTGGGCATGACCTGGAACGCCACCATGCACCAACTCGATGCCGACAACGTTGGCCGCTTCACCCGTTCCCGCATGAGTGCGCAGATCGCCGGTACCGTGACCGGTGAGGAGCTGCCGAACCCGGTGGCTAATGGTGATCTGATCTCGCTCGATCACATGAACGTGACTGACCTGGTCATTACCGACAGCGTGACGCCGACCCCGGTTACGCTGGTGCGCGGCACTCACTACGACTACGACATCTTCGGCGATGTCGAGATCCTGACCCTGCCGACCTCGCCGGCACCGACCCAGCCGCTGAAGGCCGCCTACAGCCACGGGGCTACCAAGCAGGCCGCGTTCCTGGCCGGTACCGACAAGAACTACGCGCTGAAGTACAAAGGCATCAACCTGGCCGAGAACGGTGCGCCCATCCAGGTCGAACTGTACAAGACCAGTGCCGGCCTGCTGCAGCAGCTGTCGCTCATCACCAGCGGCAACCAGTTGGCCGGCTCGCCGGTCACCTTCACCACGCTGCTGGATTCCAGCAAGCCTGCATCGGGCGACCTCGGTCAGTTTGGCCGCTTCGTTGAGATGGCTGCCTGATCATGGCCCAGCGCAAGGAGAAGAAAGGCATCATCACCGCGCCCGAGGCCCCGGCTGCCGAAGGCGCGGATGACCTGCAGAAACTTCACCCCAACCTGGAGGCGAAGCTGAACGGGCGCGTTGTCGTCGTGCGCGAGTACGGCTTCGTCGAGGGCCTGCTGGTTCGCCAGCAGCTCAAGCCCTTCCTGGAGGGGCTGTACGAGCTGATCAAAGCCGAATCTGTGCCGCCCCTGGAACAGATCATGGAGCTGGTCGTTGCCCACCTGGGCGACGTCCTGCAGGCGGTGGCCACCTCGGCCGACATCGAGGTCGAGGAGCTGCGCTCGCTGAAGGACCAGGACGAAGGCGATGCCCTGCTACTCAAGTGGTGGACAGCCAACGGCCCTTTTTTCTATCGGCGCGCCCTAAGTCGGATTCTGGCCGAGCGCTATCGCGCGGCCGAGGCGGAAAAGCAGCGCGCTGGGCAGACGTCTACGCCTGCCTCATCCGCGCCGGATACGGCGACGTCGAGCGAATAGGCCGATACACCGAGCGGCAGATCCTGCTGTTTTTCGAGGCTGAAAAGCGCAACAGGCGCACGGAACGTGCCGAGATGCTGAAGGACATGAACCTGGCCTTCGCCGGTGGCGAGGCCGCCAACAAGCACTTCAAAGAGCTGTTGCCGTAGGAGGAACCATGAAACAGGCCATTGCCGAGCTGCAACGCACTGCCGAGATCGCCGAGAACAACCTGCCCATCAGCGAGCAGGCCGGCGACGTCGCCCAGGCCGAGCTGCAGCGCACCACCTCGCAGGAGTGCCGTGAGGCGATCGAGCGGTTGCAAGGGAGTGAACAGGCGCCTGCTGGCGACTGAGTATGAAGAAGGGCTCCTGGTCCTGGTGCGCCAACACCAAGACCAGGCGCCGAACAGGCAACACCGTGCCAATCCAGCCAAGGCCCTCCGCTCACGCGTGAGCCGGGCGAGCCTAGCAAATGGTAAAGGTGTTGCCGAGAGTGAAAGACTTACGTTGTGGCGGTTGTCACCGCTTGCTGGCCAAAGTTGGCCAGTTCGATGTTCTGCAGATCAAGTGCCCGCGTTGCCGGGCCATCAATCACCTGAGGGCCGAGAGCCTCCCCACCACGCCATCGAGCGCTGGCCAGGAGGCCTCATGCAAGCCCAACCCATCATCCCTTGGATAGGCGGCAAGCGTCGGCTTGCCGATCGCATCTTCCCTTTGTTCCCGCGTCACAGCTGCTACGTCGAACCGTTCGCGGGCGGCGCAGCGCTGTTCTTCCTGCGCCCGGTACCGGCCGAGGTCGAGGTGCTTAACGATATCAACGGTGACCTGGTCAATCTGTACCGGGTCGTGCAGCACCACCTGGAAGAGTTCGTTCGCCAGTTCAAGTGGGCGCTGAGCAGCCGCCAGGTGTTCAAGTGGCTGCAGGAGACACGCCCGGAAACACTGACCGATATCCAGCGGGCCGCCAGGTTCTACTACCTGCAGCAATCCGCTTTCGGTGGCCGGGTCGATGGCCAGAGCTATGGCACGGCCACCACCCAGCCGCCAGGGCTCAACCTGTTGCGGATCGAGGAGGCGCTATCGGCCGCGCACCTGCGGTTGAGCAACACCTACATCGAGCACCTGAGCTGGGCCGAGTGCATCCGACGCTACGATAGGCCGCACACGCTGTTTTATTGCGACCCGCCTTACTGGCAGACCGAGGGTTATGGAGTGCCGTTCGGCTTCGAGCAGTACGAGGAAATGGCCGAGCTGATCGGTCGGATCAAGGGTAAGGCGATCATCAGCCTGAACGACCACCCGGACATCCGCCGTGTGTTCGGCCGGTATCACATCGAGAGCACCGACATCACCTACACCGTTAGCGGTGGCCAAGGAACTCAGGCTCGTGAAGTGCTGATCTTCAGCTGGGATATCCAGGCGGAGCCTGCTGGCCTGTTCTGATTTTCGGCTGGCCGAAAATACACCCACCCGCGCGCGCGAGAACATGACGGCATCCCACCCATCTGGATGCTGACCGATGACCACTCGCGGCGATATCGAATTTGCCCTGCGTCTACGCACTGACCTGGAACAAGGCCAGCAGCAGCTGCAGGCGCTGGCCGATTCGGTCGAGAACGTCGGCGCTGCCGCTGCGACATCGAGCACCCAGCTCGGCCAGGTTGGCGAGAGCGCCGACCAGCAGGCCGCCCGCATCCGTGCCATGGTCGAGGCCAGCCTGCAGCAGCAGGCAGCAGCGGATGCACTGGCCAATAGCGTCGAGCGTGGCAACACCGTTGCCCAGGAGGCCAATAGCACCTGGCAGCAGACGGCCGCCGCTCAGACCGAGGCGATGAACGCCTATCACAACGCCGAGCGCGCCGCCGAGCAGAAGGCTCAGGCCGACCTGAAGGCCGCCGAGGCCGCCGCTGCCGCCGCTGCATCCGCCGAGAAGGAAGGCCAGGAGCTGCAGCAGCTACTGGGCAAGATCGACCCGGTGATCCGCAAGCTCGACGAACTCGACGACATGGAGCAGAAGCTGCGCCGTGCTCGCGCATCGGGCCAGATCGATCTGGACACCTTCGACGAGTTCAATGCCAAGCTCCAGGAGCAACGCCAGCGCCTCGGCGGCACCACGGACGCTATGCGCGTCGCCGGCATCACGGCTGGCCAGTACCAGCAGGCCATGCGTCAGCTACCGATGCAGATCACCGATATCACCACCAGCCTGGCCAGCGGTATGCCGGTGTGGCTGGTGGCGGTGCAGCAAGGTGGCCAGATCCGCGACAGCTTCGGCGGCTGGGCCAACGCCGGCCGTGCTCTGGTCAGCACCATCAACCCGCTGACATTGGCCATTGCCAGCGTTACCGCTGCCATTGGTGCCACTGTGATCGCCGCCGTCCAGGGGGCGGCCGAGACCTACGAGTACGAAAAAGCCATTGCCCTGACAGGCAACTCTGCCGGCGTGACGTCGGACCAGTTGGCGGCAATGGCCAGGCAGATCGATGGCGTTTCTGGCACCCAACGTCAGGCTGCTGCAGCCCTGGCCGAAGTCACCGCCGCGGGCAAGTTCACTGCTGATCAGATCCAGCTGATCGCCACCACTGCGGTGGTGATGGAGAACAGCATCGGCCGCGCAGTGGGCGCTACGGTCGACGAGTTCAAGCGCCTGGCCGAGGAGCCGGCCGAGGCTTCCGCCAAGCTGAACGAGCAGTACAACTACCTCACAGTCGCGGTGTATGAGCAGATCGCGGCGCTGGAGGCCCAGGGCGATCAGGCTGGTGCGGCCCAGGTGGCGATGGAGGCTCTGGCCGAAGCCATGCAGAGCCGGGCGGCCGATATCGCCGGTAACCTCGGCCTGGTCGAGTCAGCGTGGCAGGCGGTCAAGAATGTCGCCGCTGAGGCATGGGACGCGATGCTCGACATCGGCCGAGCTGACACCCTGGAAGACAAGCTCGCCGAGGTAGCCCGCCAGCGGCAGACCGCTATGTTCGGCGTGCGCGGTGACCGAGTTGGTGCTGGCGTGGACCCTGCCCTTGAGGCGCGCCTGGCTGCTGAAGAGCAAGGCCTGCGCGAGCAGATTCGCCTGCGCGATGAGCAAGCCAAGCAACAGGCCGAAACTGCCGCCGCTGAGCGTGAGGCCATCGCTCAATCGAAAGAGCGCACCAAGGCCGCAGATGCCTTCGTCAAGGGGGCCGAGGCCCAGCTGCAAAGTCTGCAGAATCTGACCAGCGTTGAGCGTGCCCAGCGGGTGATGCAGGAGCAGAACATCGAGGCTACCAGCGAGCTGGGCAAGCGCATGCTGGAGGCGGCTGAGGCCACCGATAAGCAGCGCGAGGCCAACGAGGCTGAAGCCGAAGCCAAGCGCAGGGCGACCGAGGAGCAACGCAAGGCCACTGCCGCGCAGCGCGAACAGGAGCGCGCCGCTCAAGCCGCGCTGCGCGCCACCGAGCAGAGCATCCGCCAGCAGCTGAGCTATGTGCAGGGCCTTGAGGATCAGGCTGCCAAGATCGGGCTAACGGCTGCCGAGGTGCGTCAGTACGAGCTGGCCGAGAAAGGCCTGACCGGCGCCATGCTCGAGCGTGCTCGAGCAGCGCTGGCTCTGATCGATGCCAGCGAGGTGCAGCGCCAGGCCGACGCCAACGCGCGGGTCAATGCCGGTTTGGAGGCCGAGTTCCTCCGCGCCTCGGGCCGTGAAACCGATGCCGCACTGCTGGAGATCCGCACCAAATTCGCCGGCATGCGCACCGAGTTCGAAAAGGCCGGCAACGAGGCCGGCCTGGCGTGGCTGGACAAGCTGATCCCGGTGGCCGAGGCCAAGGTGCGTGTGGACGACGTGCAGCGTGAGATGGACCGTATCCTGGCTGAGCAGCAGCGCCAGGAACAGTCGGTCAACGTGCAGCAGGACGCCGGCCTGATCACCGAGCTGCAGGCGCGCGAGCGCATCCTGGAGATCCACCGCCAGACTTACGCCCAGCTCGAACAGATACGCCCGGTGCTGGCCGAGCTGGCTGCGCAACCTGGTGCAGTCGGCGAAGCGGCCTCCCAGGCCCTGTACGCACTCGACGCTCAAGCCCAGCGCCTGATGGCCACCACCACGCTCCTGCAGGAGACGCTGCGTGACGGGCTGACTACAGGCCTCACCGAAGCCCTGACCGGACTGGCACGCGGGACCATGACCCTGCGCGAGGCCGTCAGCGCCCTCGGCCAGAGTGTGCTCGATGCGCTCACCCGCATGGCCGCCGAGAACCTGGCCCAGTCCATCACTGGTGGCGTTATGGGGCTGTTTGGCGGTGGCGGCCAGGATGGTGCTGGCCTCACCACTGGGGCGGCAGCTGTAACGACATCGGCCGGCGCGCTCAGCGCTGCCGGCGCCACGCTGATGACCGGCGCAGCAGCCATTCAGACCGCTGCCGCCAGCCTCGCAGCGGCCAATGGCGTAAGCGGCGCCACTGGCTCTGGCTCGTCGGGTGGTTCTGGCTGGTTGGGTCTCATCGCTTCGGGGGCCAGTGCCTATTTCGGCGGTGGCGCCGGCGGTGCTGCTGGAGCCAGTACCTACACCGGTGCTTATGGTTTCGCCGAGGGTGGCAAGGTAAAGGGGCCTGGCACGCCAACCAGCGACTCAATCCTTGCCGCACTTTCGACCGAGGAAGTCGTCATCCGCGCCGCCTCGGCCATGCAACCAGGTGCGACCGACTTTCTCCTGGACTTCAATGCGCGGGGCATGCAGGCGCTGCACGACTGGGCTTTTCAGTACGCCTACCACCACAACACTGGCGGCCTTGCCGGCGTGCCGGCACCGGCCTTGCCGTCGCCTGGGCTGGCAAACACCCGACTGGCCGAGCCGGCGAAGGAGTCGGGTACCACGCTCAAGAACAGCCAGAACTTCTATCTGATCGACGATCCGCAGCGGATCGGCGACGTGATGTCCGGCCCGGTCGGCAGCGAGTCGATCGCCGTTGCTATCTCCCGTGAGCCCGGCAAGTTCCGCCAAATCCTAGGACTGAATCCCTGATGCCTCATCAAATCGGCTTCGTCGACAACTCGGGCGGCGTGCTCGCCCACTACAAGATGCTGGAAGTGATCCGCGACTTCGCCTCGGCGAACGGCTGGACGGTGCTGCGCTACAACACCGCCCCGGCCAACCGCGAGTTGATCCTGAAAGGCTTGGGCTACACCGGCGAGGAGGAGATCTTCGTCGGCTTCCGCACGTACCAGGATGCCTCAGCGGACTACTACAACCTATTGGCTGGGGTCTTCACCGGCTACGTCGCCGGCAACACATTCGACACGCAACCAGGTGCGTTCCTGACAGGCCTACCGGCGCACAACCAGCGCATCGATTACTGGCTGACCCTCAACGCCCAGCGTATTGCCCTGGCCATGAAGGTCGGTACTCCCGTCTACGAGACCTGCTACTTGGGCAAGATGCTGCCCTACGGCCGTCCGAGCCAGTATCCCTACCCCGTGGTGTGTGCCGGCATGCTCATCGGGGCTGCAGCAGTTCGATTTAGCGACAACACGGCGATTCACACCCTGGGCTTCAAGGGCAACTCAGCCCGCATGGGGCTGCGCGGGAACGATGGATGGATCACCCCTCGGTGTTATCCCTGGAGCAATCCCTTCATCGCTGGTGCCGGCACGTCGTCCACCGCCACTAACATGCGCGACACCGGTGGGGTCTATCACCTGCTGCCTCTGGAACTGCATGACGCCACCAACCTATGGGGCGCACTGGAGGGAGTTTTCTATATCAGCGGTTTCAACAACGCGGTGGAGAACACGTTGACTATCGAGGGTGTCACCTACGTCGTGATCCAGGACGTTAGCCGCAACGGGTTCACTGACTATTACGCAATGAGGCTCGACACCTGATGGCCTATTACACCGGAGCTGCGATCGACATGGCAGCGCTGCGCGCTGCGATCGTCAATAGTTGCCTGAACCACGATTGGAGCTGGAACTCGTCAACGAACGTGCTGAGCAAGGGGGCACTGTTCATCTTGTTAACCAATGACACTCTGAACCTGTCTCTCACCGGCCGTACATCCGCCACGGCAGGTGATATGCCTAACGCGGTGCAACTGGGGCGGCTGATGGCGAAGAGTGGCGCCGCAACGCTCGATGTTACCTATCCTGCGGCATGGGAGTGCTTCGTCTTTACCGACCCCGATGAGGTTTGGTTCGTCGTTCGATACGACGTCGATCGGTACCAGTGGTGCTCGTTTGGTGGGTCGGCAGTGGCCGGGCTGGCGGGCACTGGAATGTGGGTTGCTGCGATTCGGGGTTCTGTGCCGGTATTTCACGACATCAGCACTGTACTAAATCCGTTTTTTATCAGGCCAACCATAGGAGGTGAAACTCGGAGTGGCTCTGCAGGGCTTATCTCTGGGGCGTGGGGATGGACTAGCGTGGCTCGGGATTTTTCAGCGCTGCGCGATATATACGTCCATTCAAACCTTGATGGCCACGGGTGGCATCTCAATGAAGCGAGCCTGACATTGCCTTTGGTGGGTGTTCGCTCATTTTCTGAACTAATTCAAACGCAGCCCAGCACGTGGAACAGCGAGGCGGCGTTGATTCCTATGCGGGCCTATAAACTGAGACCAGCATTTAAGACGTCGCTTGTCGCAGACCTTGTCAACATTCGGCATGTACGCATCGACAACTATGTTCCTGGTCAGATCATCGAACTGGGCAGCGACCGCTGGAAGGTCTACCCATGGCACCGTAGAAACGTCGCAGAGCGCGACGGATATCCCGCTGGTGCGACGGGCTGGGTGAACTCCGATCATACCGGCACGTTTGGCTACGCCATTCGGTACGACGGCCCGTGATATGGCACTTTTGAATGCGAGGCTCGCGTCAGGCGCGCAAGGTGGCTTCACCAGCCCGCTCTGGGCTGCTGAGCTGTACCGGCGCAATACAGGTGCATCTTCGGCTGAAGGTGCTCGACGGCCAGGTGGAGCAGTGCTCTCGACACCCTGGCCTGTCGAGGCAAATGGTCGAGTTATATCTGGAGTGCAGCTGGGCGCGTTCCTAGACGAGTATTACTACCGTATCCACATCAGCCCTAGCCAGCTCAATCTCGGCAACGTCGTCTCTGCACAGACGCAGCCTGTTTTCCTCTGGAATGCGTTCCTGGAGCCGCGCACCCTCGTCGATATCGACGGCCTCGACGAAGGCATTCAGGTCAGTGGCCAGCCCGAGCCGCCGATGCTGTTCCCGGCGCTGAAAGAGCTTGTCTGGCAGGTCACGGTCACACCAGACGGCCAGCCGGTGCTCGATACCGTGGTCGCGTGGGAGTTCGATAATGGCCGGTCTGCAGGCCTGCGCATCACGGCCAACCGCATCATCGCGTGGACATTCGCTCCCGACTGGGGTGATGGCATCCGCGAACGGCTGACGGCGGCGACAGATATCCTGCAGAGCGAGTCGGGTGTCAGCCAGCGCCGCAAGCTGCGCGGCTCGCCGCGCCGAGAGTTCAACGGCCCCATGTACGCCGAGGGGCGTGAGCGACAGCTGCTCGATCTCTCTCTGTTTGGCTGGAGCGATCGCATCTGGTCGATCCCGATCTGGCCCGATATCCAGCTGCTCGATGTCGGCATCGGCGCCGACGTCAACTTCATCCCCTGCAGCACCCAGCACCTGGACTTTCGTGCCGGCGGCCTGGCAATGCTGCGTGGCGAGGACGCATTCACCAGCGAGACTGTCGAGATCCTCGAAGTACTCACCAATGGCCTGCAGTTGAAGCGCAACACACAGCTAGCCTGGCCTGCCGGCTCAAGGATCTATCCTGCGCGTGCGGCGCAACTGCTCGAGGAGCCATCGCTCAGCAAGTTGACCGATCGCCTGATCGAGGCCGAGGTGCGCTTCCTGGTAGTCGAGGCCTGTGACTGGCCTGAGTGGCTGCCGGCCACCTTATATAGAGGCCGGCCGGTTTGGGATCGCCGCCCCGACGACACTGAGAACCTCACCCATGCGGCCGAGCGCTTGCGTTCGATGCTCGACAGTGGGTTCGCCCAGCCATTGGTCACCGACACCGCCAAGCGCGCCTTCCAGGTGCTCAGCCAACGCCATCTCGACCTCGGCCGGGAGGCTCGTGCGCTGGTGCGCTCGTTCATCTATGGGATGTGTGGCCGGCAGAAGGTGGTTTGGGTGCCGAGCCACATGGATGACCTCACCGTCGTCGCCACGGCCTCTGCGGTGGCCACCACCATCGACATCGTGAACATCGGTTACACCAGGTTCAGCAGCGGCAAGCCCGGCCGACGCGATATTCGCATCGAGCTGTGGAACGGCACGGTGCTGATGCGCCGCATCACTGGCGCGACCGAGCTGGATACCCAAACCGAGCGCCTGGTGCTCGATGCCGCCCTCGGTATCGAGCTGCGGCCTGACGATATCGCGCGGATCAGCTGGATGAACCTGATGCGGTTCGAGAGCGACGTCCAGGAGATCGAGCACATGACGGATAGCCAGGGCGTTGCCGGCTGGGCAACGGTGTTTCGCGAGGAGCGTGACGATGAGTTTTAACAGCCGCGAGAACTCACTGGCTGATGGTGCGCCGATCAGGCTGTACCAGTTCAGCCGAGGTGTCATGCGCTGGCTGAACACCAGTGGTGACCGTGATGAGGTCGTGGGCACGCAGATTTTCCGAACGCTGCGTGGTGGGATCTCGGACGATGGCATTCGCCAAACCGGCGAAGCCAGCGTCGAGCTGCTCAAGATCACCGTCCCGGCCGACCACGATGTGGCCGCCCTTTATCGCGGGGTGCCGCCGTCGAATGAGATCGCTGTAACGATCTTCGACAGGCATGCGGGCGAGGAAGAACAGGTAGTCAGCTGGGTCGGCAGCATTCAGAACGTGAATTGGCCGAAGCGCGACCAGGCTCAGTTGGTCTGCCAGCCGCTCTCTGCACGCATGACGATGCAGGGGCTGCGGCAGGGCTGGGAGCGGGCCTGTCATCACGCGCTCTTTGGCATCGGCTGTGGCGTCAATCGAGATCTATACCGCGTCACCACCGAGATTCAGAGCAAGAACGGACTGGTCATCAGTAGTGGTGCGTTCGCGAGTTACCCGGACGGCTATTTCACAGCTGGCTGGGTCGAGTGGTCAGTCGGTTCAGGTGAGTTCGATCGCCGAGCTATCGAGCGGCACACCGGCAGCAACCTGGCCATGCTGGGTGGGACTGCTGGGCTTCAACCTGGTCAGGCGATCCGCGTCTATCCCGGCTGCAATCAGACCACCCAGATGTGCAACGACAAGTTCGGCAACATCCTCAACCATGGCGGCATCCCGCACCTCGTAGGCCGCTCGCCGTTCGATGGCAATCCGGTTTTCTAGGGGGAAGTCATGGATCCGTATACCTGGGCGTATATCGCCATCATGGCGATCAGTGCCTACGTCTCGTACAAGAATCGCCCCAAGTCTGTTGCACCGAAGCCGGTGGCCTTCGAGGACTTCAGCTTCCCGCAGTTCGAAGAGGGCACCCCGCAGTGCGTGTTCTTCGGGGACAACTGGACGCCGGACTGGATGGTGCTCTCGTATGGCAATTACCGCACACAACCGATCAAGACGAAGAGCGGCAAGAAATGATCAGTGACGACGAACTGTTCGTGACCCTGGACCACATGCACAGCGTGCCGGCATTCAATGGTCGGGCGGGCTTCTGCCATAAGGGGGGGCGCGCATTGGCTGCACGGTATGGTCTCGACTGGGGGCAGATCGTGAGCGATGGCGGCATTGTGGCCAGCAAGCTGGTCGCCACGGGTGATGCCATGGCCATACACCTGGTCGAGTTCGCGCGGCAGGAGGTGTGTGATGGGCAGTAAGAAGGCAGTCAAGGTTGGCTATCGCTACTTGTTCGGTATCCACATGGGTGTCGGCAAGGCGATTGATGAGTTGGTTGAGATCAAGGTCGGTGAGAAGCGGGCTTGGTCTGGCAGTGTTACCAGCAACCAGACCATAAATATCAACGCTCCGGAGCTGTTTGGAGGCGACAACGGCGAGGGAGGCATCAAGGGAACGCTCGACGTGATGATGGGCGCGCCTGATCAGCCGCTCAATGGGCGCTTGGCGGCCATGCTGGGCGGGCTGGTACCGGCTTTCCGTGGCGTGTGTACGTTGTTCTACGACGGCCTGGTTACCAGTTTGAACCCTTACCCGAAGGCGTGGACTTTCCGTGTACGGCGCGCATTGAAGGGCTGGGATGGCGCGGTCTGGTACCCGGAGCGCTGCGTTATCGATATGGCCAGCGGTGCGATCAAGGCGATGAACCCCGCGCACATCATCTATGAGTGCCTGACGAACCGCGACTGGGGTGGTGGCATGGATCGTAGCCGGATCGATGATGCCTCTTTTCGCGCTGCGGCAACGACGTTACACGCTGAAGGTTTCGGGCTGTGCCTGCGCTGGGTTCGCCAGGACAGCCTCTCGACCTTTGTCAGCCACGTGCTCGATCACATCGGCGGCAATCTCTTTGTCAGTCGCAGGACGGGGCTGTTTGAGCTGACCCTGGTACGCGATGACTACGATCCTGAGCTGCTCCCGTTGTTCGACGAGGACAGGGGTCTGCTGTCGATCATGGAGGATGACAACGCCGCGACGGCAGGTGCAGCGAATGAGGTCATCATCAAGTGGCGTAGCCCGATCGATAACACGAACAGGCAGAAGCGCGAGCGCAATCTCGCTGCGATCCAGGGCGCCGGCCAGATCCTCTCGACCACTATCGAGTACCCAGGCATTCCCACTGATGAGCTAGCTGGCCGGGTGGCTGTTCGTGATCTGCGGGCCAGGTCGGTCGGGCTGAAGCGCTTCAAGGTGCAGCTCGACCGGCGCGGCCGCGACATCAAGCCGGGTGGGGCATTCCGCATCCGCAGCCTGAGCCGTGGCATCGAGATGATGGTGGTCAGGGCTGGCCGTTTCGAGGATGGCACCCTCGGCAGTGGTGTGATCACGGTCACGGCTGTGCAAGACGTGTTCGGGTTGCCGGCCACCAGCATGACGCCTCCACAGCCTCCAGGCTGGGTGCCTCCGAACACAGCGCCGGCCCCAGCTACTGTCCGGCGACTGACAGAGGTTACATGGCGCGACCTGGTGCAAACCGTCGACCCCGCTAACCTAGCGTTGTTCGATCAAACCAGCGCGTTCATTGCCGCCTTAGCGCTAAAGCCTACGCCCTTGTCGCTGGGCTTCGGGATCGAGTCGAGGGTCGGCAGCGCGGCCTTTGCTAGTGCCGAGAGCGGGGACTTTTGTCCGTCAGGTCTACTGGTTGTGGCGATTGGGCGTACTGAGACCAGCATTCAGCTGACATCGGTCGAAAGCATCGACTTGGTCGAGGTAGGTACTGCTGCGTTGATCGATGACGAGATCATCCGGGTTGTGGCGGTCGACCTCGGCACGTTGGTAGTGACCATCGCCCGTGGCTGCGTGGACACCGTGCCAGACTCTCACCTTGCGGGCGCGCGCGTGTGGTTCTTCGATGACTATGCAGGGGCTGACCCTACGGAGTACTCCGCTGGTGTCAGCGTGCAGATGCGGCTGCGCAGCATCACTAGCAGCGGCATGCTGGCTCCAGAGCTGGCTCCGATCGATACCCTGGCACTGGTTGGGCGTCAGGCGCTGCCGTACCCACCGGGCCGGCTGCTTATCGGTGGCGCCAGCTATCCGGCGTCGGTCGTTGGTGACGTGGTGGCGAGCTGGGCGCACCGTGATCGCATCGTCCAGGCCGACCAGTTGATCGACACCACGACGGGCGATATCGGCCCTGAACCAGGTACCACTTACAGCTGCAGGTTGCTCAGGGCTGATAACAGCAGCGTGCTGGCAAGTCAGACCGGTATCAGTGGCACGACCGCTACGCTGACCACCACCTATGTGGGGCAGGTCATTCTGGAGGTCTGGTCGGTTCGGGGAGGGTTGAACAGTTGGCAGCGGCACCGAGTCCAGTTCAGCAGGACGAACCCGGTACCGTGATTTGGCAATTCAGTTGCCGTGCGTGAAAATGCCATAGCCCAGCATTTATCGCGCAAACGGCAACAGTTTTTCGCGCGGCGCTACATCTAAGCGCGCATTTATAAACAACCCGCTTCGGCGGGTTTTTTTATGTCCGGAGAAAAGCGCATGAGCGTAAAAGACCGCCTGATCCAGTTCATCCTGCGCGGCAAAGACGAGCTATCGCCGGCTG